TTAGCTGAGAGTGAAATTCTTCAAATAAAAAAACTACAAGAACAACAAGATTCTTTAATTACCTCATTTGGACAGCTTGAATATCAAATTCAACTTCTTGAAATTCAAAAAAAGAAGTTAGTAGAAGACTTAGAAAAAATTAGAAAAAAAGAAAAAGATATAGCTCAAGAATTAACCCAAAAATATGGTAATGGTACAATAAATATTGAAGAAGGTATTTTTACTAAAACTTAATTTTTTTGAAATTTTCTATGGTATTTATGTTAGACAACAATTTTTTAACCTTTTATTAATAACATGGCAGAACAAATAATTTCCCCAGGGGTATTTTATAATGAAAATGTCCCTACCGTCCTTGAGGCGGCTGCTGCTCCTATAGGTGCAGCTATTATAGGTCCTACAGTTTTAGGACCTGTTGGAATCCCAACAACTGTCACTACTTATAGTGAATTCTTAACCAGATTTGGTGGAGCTATAGTTAGTGGTGGTTTACCTTATTCTTTCCTTACTAACATCTCAGCTCAAAACTACTTTAAACAAGGTGGAACTAATTTATTAGTTACTAGAGTAGCTAACGGAACATTCACAGCTGCTACCTCTTCAACTATAACTACAGGAAGTGCTGGGGGAACTGGAACTAATAATGTCCTTAAATTAAAAACCATTTCTCAGGGTGCTGTGATGAACAACACAGGAGGTACTGAAACCGCCGGTGCTTTATCTTCTGGTTCTAATTATAATTTAAGATGGGAAATTTCTCAAGTTGATAGTGCTTCAGGTACTTTTACCCTATTGGTTAGACAAGGTGATGATAGAACTGCTGATAAAACGATTCTTGAAACATGGAGAGCTGTATCTCTTGACCCAACTAGAGATGATTATATTGCTAAAGTGATTGGTAACCAAGAATTTTCACAAGGATTAGATGGTACTGATGCCTATGTTACTGTAACAGGTGAATATCCAAATAAGAGTAAATATATCATTGTTAGTGAAGTCACTAAACCTACACCTTATTATTTAGATGGAGCTGGTGCTTTTAAACCTGCCTTTACTTCTTCACTCCCATCGGTTCAAAGTGGATCATTTGGATCTGCTACTGGTGATCTATTTGGAAGTAGTGCGGTTAAGTGGTATGGTGATATTACAGAAGCTAATATTCAAGGTTTAAGTGTTAATAATTATACTTCTTCAATCAACTTATTAAGAAATAAAGATCAGTACGCATTTAATGTAATTAGTGTTCCTGGTTTAATTTATGAATTTACAACCCATAAAACTGTCCTTGATACCCTTATAACTAATACAACTAATAGAGGTGATAGTATTTTACCAATTGACTTAGTTAATTTTGGATCAGCTACTTCCGATGTTGTAGGTCAAGCTAATTTATTAAATACTAATTACGCTGCGGCTTACTGGCCTTGGTTGTTAGTTAGAAACGAAGATACTAACGCTAATGTTTGGTGCCCTGCTTCAACTGTTATCCCTTCAGTATATGTTTACAACGATAATACTTCTGAAGCATGGTTTGCCCCAGCTGGTTTCACCAGAGGTACCATGCCTAATGTCATAACTCCTGAAAAGACTTTACCAAGAAGTTTAAGAGATACTCTTTATAACAATAAAGTTAACCCCATAGCTACTTTCCCAGGTACTGGTGTTGTAGTTTATGGTCAGAAAACATTACAGACCTTGTCTACAGCTCTTGATAGAGTTAACGTTAGAAGACTATTGATTGCTCTAAAATCATTCATTGGTACAGTTTCTCAGAACTTGGTGTTTGAACCTAACTCATTACAAACCAGAAACAGCTTCTTGAGTGTTGTTAATCCATACTTAGAAACAGTTCAACAAAACCAAGGTTTGTATGCTTTCAAAGTTGTGATGGATGCTTCAAACAACGGTCCTGATGTGATTGACAGAAATGAGTTAAGAGGTGCGATCTATTTACAGCCTGTTAAAACAGCTGAATTTATTGTAATTGACTTCAATTTAACTCCAACAGGAGCTGAATTCCCTGCATAATAAAGCTATTTTAATTAATATGTATAATTAACAACAATTAAAAAATAAAAACATTATGGCAATATTAGATCCAAACGAAATATTTTTCACAGCGTTTGAACCGAAACAACAGAATAGATATATAATGTTAGTTGATGGTGTTCCATCATACTTCATTAAAGGAGTTGGTGCTATTACAGTAACACAAGGTGAAGTAACTCTTAACCATATTAACGTTTACAGAAAAGTTAAGGGTAAAACAACTTGGGGTAACGTTCAGTTAACACTACATGATCCTATCTCTCCATCAGGTACACAAACCATTATGGAATGGGTAAGATTACATCACGAATCAGTAACAGGTAGAGATGGTTACTCTGACTTCTACAAGAAGGATGTAACATTAAACATTTTAGGTCCTGTAGGTGATATCGTTTCTGAGTGGGTGTTAAAAGGATGTTTCATTGTTGACGCTAACTTTGGCGATTATGGTTGGGATAATGAAAGTGCAGCTGTAAACATTACAATGACTTTAGCCCCTGACTACTGTATATTAAACTACTAATATCAGAATAGAAATCTTATTAGAAAGAGCGCGTGAAAACGCGCTCTTTTTATCTCTTGATATATTTATATCAAATAAACATTTATATTCAAAAGTTATTAATAACATGAGTGAAGAAACACCCCAATTAAATCCTATTGTAACAGATTCTGTTGCACCTGTTCAACCTGTTGAACAAAGTAAACCAAAATATGACTTCCCAACTGAAGTTGTAGAATTACCTTCTAAAGGTCTCCTTTACCCTAAAGACAATCCTCTCTCTTCAGGTAAAATTGAGATGAAGTATATGACTGCTAAAGAAGAGGATATTTTAACAAACCAAAACTACATCAAACAAGGTATTGTTCTTGACAAATTGATGCAATCTTTAATTGTATCTAAGGTTAATTATGATGATCTTGTAGTAGGTGATAAGAATGCTGTTATGGTTGCTTCTCGTATTTTAGGTTATGGTAAAGATTATACCTTTGAATATGATGGGCAAGAAGTAACAGTTGATCTTTCAGAAATTGAACCTAAATGGATTAATGAAGAACATTTAGTTGAACCTTACACTAATGAGTTTAAATACACATTACCCCACTCAGGCACTCATATAACTTTTAAAATCTTAAGCAATAAAGACGAAAAAGCTATTGAAGCTGAAGTTAAAGGTTTAAAAAAGATAAATAAACTTTCTTCTCCTGAGTTGTCTACTCGTTTAAAGCAGATGATTCTTTCTGTGAATGGGGATGATTCAAAGAAGACTATTAGAGATTTTGTTGATAACCATTTCTTAGCTCGAGATTCAAGAGCCTTAAGAGAACATATTAAAGAGATACAGCCCGATATGAATCTTACATTTGATTTCTATCCTGAAAATGGAGATGATACTCAAGAAAATGTAAAGATTCCTATAGGGGTCACGTTTTTTTGGCCTGACGCCTGAGTATAGAATATATATGTTTGAAATGATACATGATATCGTGTTTCATGGGAATGGAGGATTTGATTGGCATACTGTATATAATATGCCTATTTGGTTAAGAAAGTTTACTTATAATAAATTAATCAAACATTTTAGAGAAAAGAATGAGGCTCAAAACTCAACTACTCAAACAAGTAAAGGTAAAGTTCGCCAAATAAATTTCGAAGCCCCTCCATCAGATATTAGACCAGGAGAAAGGATATAAAAAAAGGGTAACGCTAAAAACGTTACCCTTTAATATTTATAATAAACTATTTCTTTAATATGGCTTCTGAAGAACAACTAAATAATCAAAAAGAATTCAATAGTGCTTTAGCAGACGCTCAAGAATTTATAGGGCTAATAACATCCCGAACTAGTGATTTAGTTGACGCTTTTAGAAGACTAAACAATAGAAGTAGAGATGTCACCAGAGATCAGTCTGAGGCTTTAAAGATTTTAAAATCTATAAACACCACAGCTCGTAATTTAACTGGTGAGTATTCTTCTTTAAAAGAAATTAATAATAAAATTAAAGAAGCTAAAAAAGATCAAATTAAATTAGATAATACTATATTATCATTAGAACAAAAATTAGAAGATAGTCAAAAAAGCAGAATAGAAGCTTTTCAAAAAAGTCAAGCTGAGATAAATAAAAGAGAACAAGTATATGCTCGATTAGTTGAGAAATCTTCAAAAGAATCTGTAGAAGCTGCCAATCAAATTATTTCTTTAAGAGATGAAATAAGTAAAAAACAAAATGCTTATAGTGAGCTTGAAAAGAATATTGATAAAAAAAGTTATGAAGAGAAGAAAAAGAAAGAAGCCCAATTATTAGCTGCCAAAAAATTAGCCCTAGATGAATTAAACCAAGCCCAAACTATCTCAAATAAAAAAAGTAGAAGGGAAGCTGAAGAAAGTGCCGCTCGAAAATTAACAGCTTTAAAAGAAGAAGAAAAGATACTTAAAAACTCTTATACAGCTGAAGAAAAAAGATTTGATGCTGCTAGAGAAGTTATAAAAGAAAAACAAAATGAACTTCAAATAGAAGAATCTTTAGCTGATAAAGAAACTAATACCTTAATAGCAACCCAGACAAAATTAAATTTATCAAAAGATGAATTTGGTCAATTATCTAGAAATTTATCAATCCAAGAAAAACAATACTTACAGCTTCTAGAAGCTAAAGGAGAACATGAAAAAATACTTAAATTTTTAGAAGAACAAGAGGAAAAAACAGCTAAAACTTTAAAAGAGCAAGAAGAAAAACAAAACAGAATAAATAAAAGTTTAGGTTTATTTAATCTTACTTTAGGAGCGGCTGGTGGTCTTTTAGAAGGTTTAGGTCTTAAAGGAGCTTCTATAGCTTTAGGATTTGAAGAAGGTAAAAAAGCTGCTGAAGAAATGGCTAAGAAGATTGAAAGTGGGGAGGAATCAGTTGGAATACTTGGTAAAAATATTAAAGTATTAGGAGAAGGTATTAAAGCTACAATTGGGAGTATAGCTGATGATATTAAAAAAGCTTTATCATTTACAGCTTTAGTAGCGGGAGTAAGTAAATTATTTGGAGGACTTGTTAGAAACATAGCTTCAATAGTTAGTAAGGGGCTAAAAGGTGTTTTTAATGTCCTTATTAGTCCCGCTAAACAAGTAGTAAGTGAAATTGGAGGTTTATTTTCTGAAGGAATTGATTATATTAAAAATTCTTTCTTTAGTATAAAAGGATTTATGGATTCTTTCAAAGAAGGTGAAAGTCTAATGAAAGAATTATCTTTAGCTACTGAAAAAATAGCCACAGACTTGGGTGTTTCAACTAAAGAAGCTCAAGGATTAACCAATCAAGTAGCTAAATTTAGTAGTGAGATGGGTGCGTTCCCTGAAGTATTAGCCGCAAATATGGTTGAACTTAACAAAGCATTTGGTACCACAATGGAATTCTCAGATGCTACAGCCAGATCGTATAATAGACTTATAGAACGTGCTGGATTTGCAACTGAAGAAGCGGCTGAATTTGTTAAACTTTCTCAACTACGAGGTGAAAGTGTTAATGACACTTTAAAAGGTTATGAAGATGAGATAATGTATTTAAAAGCTGTTAACAATTCAGCTGTATCTCAAAAAGAAGTTTTACAAGAAATAGCTAAAGCTAGTTCTGCTACAAGATTAACATTTAGAGGTCAAGGTAAGAGTTTAGGAGAAGCAGCCTTCCAAGCCAAAGCTTTAGGTTTAGAATTAAGTAAATTAGAAGATATAGGTGGAAGTTTACTTAATTTTGAAGATTCTATAGCTAAAGAAATGGAAGCTGAATTACTTATTGGTAGAGACTTAAATCTTGAAAGAGCTAGACAAGCTGCCTTACAAGGCGACTCAGCTACTCTAGCTAAAGAATTAGCTAAAAATATAGGGTCAGCAGCTGAATTTGGTAAAAAGAATGTTATTCAACAAGAAGCTTTAGCGGCTGCTGTTGGTATGACTCGTGATGAATTAGCTAAAACACTAGAAACCCAAGAATTATTAGCAGGAACTGGCCTTTCAGATATGAACCAGGCTCAAGCAGAATATAATAAGATGCTTGAGGAGACTGGAGATGCTGAAAAAGCAGCTGCTAAATTTAGACAAAAATATGGTAATGAAGCCTTATCACAACAAGTAGCTAAAGTAGCTTATGCTAAACAGGATGAACTTCGCCAAAGGCAATTAGTAGCTACTCAAATGGAAATGGCTAAAGCTATGTTACCTGTAGCTCAAGCTTTTAGAAAAATAGTTCAATATGTTCAAGATTTAAGAGCTATTTTAATAGATAAAATGCAACCCTTCTTTAAAGCATTTGGAGGATTAGTTAACCAAGGTGGAAAAAGTTTTAAAGAGATGGCTGAAGGACCTGTTGGAAAGTTAGGTGAAAAACTAAATGAAATCGGTCTAAAACTTGTTGAATTTTTTAAAGTTCATGGTCCTGAGATAAAAAATATATTCTCAAAAATATTTGATGTATTTGGAGCTATATACTCAAAAGTAGCTGAAATAATAGGTGAAGTCTTTAAAATGGGAGGAGGAGCAGACAAAATAGCCTCAGGTGCTTTTGGTAATATAGCAGATGTTTTAGATACAGTAATTGAAAAAATTAAAAATATAGATGTTAAAGCTTTAATTGAAGATATTAAAGGTTTTATAGAAGGTGTAAAAAGTGCTTTTTCTTTTATAAAAAATATCTTTGAAAAGATTTTCAATTTTGGAAAACAACATCCTGATTTAGCTAGTATAGTAGGTACTGGATTTTTCACTCTAAATTTAGGTAAAAATGTAGTACCGGCATTAACTAATGGTATTTTAGGAGCTGGGAGAAGTTTAATAACAGCTGCCGGTCAAAAAACACTTGATCTTGCTAAAGGAGCTGGAAATTTTTTAAGTGGGAAATTAGGTTTTGGAAAAATATTTGGTATGACCAAATCTGATAAAGAAACCTTAGGTACTTCAACTAGCAATCCTATGTATGTTGAAGTAACTAACGCTGGAGATATTGGAGGGGGCGCTGGAGCAGCTAGTGAAGGTTTAACTGACATAGTAGGTAAAATGGGGGGAAGGAAAGCTGGGGTTGGGGGTGGATTTAGAGGTGGAGTTAAAGGAGCCTTATCTTATGCTAGAGATGCCTTTAAAGGAGGAAGAGCAGGGAAAGTAGGTAGAGCTAGATTAGCTAGAGCTGCTAAAGGTTTAATCACAGGTAAAGGAGCTTCATTTGTTGGAGGTGCTTCTAAACAAGCAGCGGGTGCTGCTAGTAAGTTAGCTGGAGTGGGAAGTCAAGCAGCTGGAGCTGCTGGGAAAGTTGGTGGTATAGCTTCTAAAGCAGGTTCACTACTTAAATTAGGTAAAGTAGCTGCTGGGGGTATTGGAAGTTTAGTTGGAGGTTTAGCTTTAGATTATGCAGCTGGAAGATCAAAAGAAAAGGCAGTTGAAAAAAGAGAAGCTGCTAAATCAGCCAAAACCCCTGAGGAAAAAGAAAAACTTTTAACCGAAGCTAAAAAATCAGAAAGTGTAGGAAGAGGAGCTTCTGTAGGAAGTGCTGCCCTTACAGGGGCTGGCATAGGAAGTATGATTGGAAGCATTATCCCAGGAATAGGTACTGCTATAGGAGGAGCTGTTGGTGGAGCTGTTGGTGGAGCTGTCGGGATTTATCAACAATATTTTGCAGCTGAAGCGAGTAAATTGGAAAAATTACGTGAAGATTTAGTTGATAAACAAAGTGCTATAGCTGACCGTCAAATGCAAATAGATGAACTTAGCCAAAAAGCTGAGTTGGATAGGCAAAGACAAGTTATTAACTCTACAAATAGTTTAACAAAAGAATTTGATAATTTAAAAAAGGCTGGTAAGAGTGAACAAGAAGCTTTAAAAGATTTTGGAAATAATTTAGTAACTACTGGTAAGATAAGTAAAGAACAATTAGCTGAAGCTTTAAAGAATGGAGCAGGTGCTGCTGATTTAATAGCTATGGCTGGTGAAAATTTAGGTGATAAATTAAATAATTTAGCTGATCAAGCGAGTCAATCTGCCTCTGGTAGAACTCAAACTAAAGTCCAAGAAGCCGAGTCAAAAATTATAGCTGAAGGGGGTAAAGGGCAGGCTGAAATAGATTTACTCCAAAAACAATTAGAACTAGGTAAAGGAAAAATTGAAGGAGGACAGGTAGGAGCTGATTTAGCTAAAAAGTTTGATTTTGAAGGATTTATGGATAGTACAGATGCGACATCTATACTAGAAGACTTTAAAGCTGGGGGTGAAGAGGCTGTAAAATTCCAAGAATCTTGGGTAAAAGAATTTTCTAATTCCACAGGAGCTTCTATGGAGGAAGCCCAAAAAGCATTTGAAGCAGCTATGTCTGATCCTGATTTAGAATTAGATGCTGAAGGAATTCAACAATCTTTAAAATCTGGTCTTGAAGCATATGAGTTGTCTTTACAAGATCAAGGTATGGCTCTTCAAGACTATGCTTCCAAATTGGCATTAGATGAAGCTAAATTTCAATCTCTTTTAACAGGCCCTATAAATACAGCTTTTGATTCTTTAGCGGCTACTGCTGGTAAAGACACTAAAGCAGCTTTAGATCAAGTAAAAGGAGTATTAGGTGAAGATTTTGATAAGTTAGCTGGTGATTTAGCTAAAGATGGAGCTATATCTCCTGAAGATGTAAAAGAAATTCAAAAGAGAGCAGCTGAAATGGGGGCTGATCTAAAAGATGCTACTATAAACAACTTATCACAATTAGGTGGTGGCCCAGCTGATTTTATTAGTCAAGCTCCTGATGAATTTAAAGTACCAACAGCTGAAGCAGAAGAAATACAACCTACAGGGTTGGGGGCTCTAGGAGCCGACATTATGTCATTATTAGGGATAGATGATAGTAGTGCAGAACAGATAAAAAAATGGGCTACAGATTCTTTTGAGTCTGTAAAAGCAATAGGAGCTGAAACTTGGAACTCTATCACAGAAACAGCTAGTGGGGCCTGGGGAAGTATAAAAGGATTTGGATCTGGAATATGGGACTCAATTAACAGTGCAGGTGTAAAATCATGGGAAAGTTTAACTTCAACAGCTGATGCTGCTTGGGAAGGTATAAAAGGATTTGGATCAGGAATATGGGGAGGAATATCTGAAGCCGCTTCAAGCATATGGGGAAGTACTGGGGATGGAACAGGTATAGCAGGGGCTGCTTCAGTGGCCTGGACTTCTATCCAAGATAAAGGTTCAGAAGTTTGGTCTTCTATTAAAAGTACCGGTGAATCTATTTGGGGAGGTATAAGTTCAGTAGCAGATAGCGCTTGGGAAGGTATAAAAGGAAAAGGTAAAGAAATTTGGGGTTCTATTAAAGGAAAAGGTAAAGAAATTTGGGGTTCAATTGAAGGATTTGCTAAAGGTCCTATTGATAAAATTAAATCTACTTTCTCAAATATATTTAACCTCGACTCAGGAATAATAGGTAAAACTAAAGACATATTTAAAAATTTACTCCCTGACTCTGTGGTGAGTATTATGACCAGTTTAGGTATATTAGAAGAAGAAAAGAAACCAACTCCTCCACCCAAACCCCAAAAGGTAAAAGACGGCTCTACAGTTTCAAATAAAGGACCATTTACTATATCTGACAGATTTGGTAATATAGCTGTTACCCATCCTCAAGATAAACTCGTAGTATCCCCGAATATTTCATATGTCAATGATGGAATATCATCCCCATCAAGAAATCAAGTCTTCCCTGTAAGTGAGGGATTTGGCATGTTAGATGTTAAAGTCTCACCTAAAGGAGTTATGGTTCAAAAGATTAATGATGGAATTAGTGATAAAGAAATAGATAAAACTAAACAAGAAATTTGGGATAAGTACAAAGGAGAAAACAGACGTGTTATACCTGGAAAGCCTGGGATTTATGCTTGGGATAGTATAAATGAAAAAATGTTCTTTATCAATGAAACAGTCAAATCTCCATCTCAGATTACATTCGCTAATTCTGAAGCTTTTCATAATTACGCTCGAGTTCCTGAACGTGAATTGATAGGTGTAAGAAGTGATATGGGATTTGCTAATCCTGATAAAATTAATCTTAACACATTAAAAAATCTTATTTATGAAGCTTTTGGAGCCTCAGAAGCAAATCCTGTAGGAGTTGGTCAAAAAGGAAATGAATCAACTTTAGATTCAATCTTAGATCCTTTCCAACCTGATTTAATTAGGCAAACTATAAAAGGTTACTCTCCTTTATCTCCAACTAAAACTACTTATTTCCATACCCTTCCAAATAAAGAAGGATACAGACCACCAGATTTAATTAGTATTAGTCAATCAGTTAGTGAAGGTTTATCTTTAGAAGAAGCAACTATACCTAAATTAGCTGAAGGTGGAGTAGTATCTAAACCAACAGTAGCTTTAATAGGGGAAGCTGGTCCTGAAGCTGTAGTACCTTTAGATCAAATAGCCCAAGAATCTCCTCAAACTTCAACTACAGTTATAGAGTCGGATAATAGTGATCTTAAGAAAGAACTCCAAGAAATGAAACAATTAATGGCAGGATTAATATCACAAATCCCATCTATAGCTAACCGTCCAATAACAGTAGAATTGAATGGAAATAAAGTAGGTCAAGCTTTAGGTCAAAATGCTTATAGAATGTAAACCCTACATATTTATTATTGTTAACAATATTAATTAATATTAAAAAATAAAATAACACATGGCAACATCACTTTTACAATCCTTAGCAGTCACTAATCTAGGATTCAAAGGACAAACCCCACCAGTTACCAACCCAAATCCACTTGGTCCTAATGGTACTACATGTTTAAATGTCTCTCAATTAGACAGACTAAACGGTGGAACACCTCCAGGATACTTAGATTCTTTACCACAATAATTTAACTTATGGGTCTTATTAACTTAAAAACTAATTTAAGGACCCTTAAATATGGTAAGGATAGAATTGGAGGGACCAGTAGTAATGAACCATATATTAGGAAATCATTAACTACTAATTATTTTGATACTCCTAATGACGATTTTTTAGGAGTTGATATTTTAGGAAGACAGGGATCTCTCCGCTCATTAGCGGATGATGTATCCCGTCTTTCTAAATTTTTAGTAGATGGAAAAAGTCCTAGGGGATCTTTATTTGTTTTAAAGCAAGAACTTTTAGAGAAAACCTCCCCAAAAGTACCTTATGGCCCTAATAGAATATTTAACCCAGCTAATATGTTAGCTCAGATAGGGGTATCAGGAACAGGTATACATTTTGATAGAGAAGGATCATCTCCTATTATAACTTTTGATCAAAGATATGAGTATCAAACTCGTACTTTTTATAATAATAATACAGATAATAGACTAGCGCTATTATATGATACTAAAATTTCTAAAACCATAAACCAACCAGGAATTTTTAACATAACTGGTCAAAGTGATCCTACAACCTTAATTAGTTATATAGGAGGTCCTAACTCAACTGGTGGTTTAGGCAAAACTACTATAAACAGAGTTACAGATACTTCTACTTATAAACCTGGGGAAGGGCAAAGTGGTCAATATAAAAATATTTTTGTTTTAACTAATACAGAAATAAGTACTAAAGGAGATTTAACAATTACATCAGTTGGTATTAGAAGAGATACTGGATTTAATAGTGTTACTAACTTTATTAAAGAAGTAAATGATAATGCTCCTTCTACACCTGAAAAGAAAAGAATTTTAGGTAGATTAACTGATTATAATGTTTTTAACAGAGTTAAAAAATACGGTACTGGAGATCAGGGTAATGATGCTAATCTTGATAGGCAAGCTTATTATTCTGGGGCTCCTGTAAAGACAGCTGGGGTTGATCTTATTAATTATAATACTTTATACTCTAGTGATGAAGTTAAAACAGGACAAGGTTATGATGATATAGTAAAATTTTATATAGCTGTTTTAAATAATGATAATCCTGAATTAAAAACTTATATCCACTTTAGAGCTTATCTAAGAGATCTATCAGATTCTTTTGGAGCAAATTGGGACTCATTTAAATATATGGGTAGAGGAGAAGATTTCTATAAATATAGTGGATTTTCTAGAGATATATCTTTAGGTTTTGATATTCTTGTAGGATCTCGTATTGAATTATTTCCTACTTATGATAAACTTAACTACTTAGGATCTATAATGGCTCCTGATTATTCTGAGAGTGGTTTTATGAGAGGTAACATAGTCCAATTAACAGTTGGAGATTATATAAATAATGTTTATGGTGTATTAAATGGAATTACTTACAGTTTCCCTGGTGATTCTTCATGGGATGTGGCTAAAAAGGATGATGGTGAGATAGATGAAAATTCAGCTGAATTACCTCTTTTGATTAATGTTAGTAATTTTAGCTTTAAACCTATACACAACTTTGTCCCAAGTACAGTTAGTAGTAAATCTAACCCATACAATAGTGGCAACTCTAGGTTTATCTCATTAGGAGATGCTGGTAAAGGATATGGGGGAAGAATAGCTACAGATGGAAATGCTAGACTAAATCAATAATGAGACGTTATCAAAATATATCTGAATTACAAAATTCACCTTTTAGACCTGAAAAAAGATATTTAGCTACAACTAAATATCCTGAGATTCCTTTGTCTGTAAGTGATATTTATGTTATAACTCAACAAAATGATAGATATGATTTATTAGCTAATCAATATTATAATGACCCTACTTTATGGTGGATAATATCTATAGCTAATGCTGATGCTTTAATACAAAATTCTTTAGTACCTCCTGTTGGAGTTCAAATTAGAATACCAAGTGATATATCAAATATATTAAACAGTTATAACAAATTAAATCAAAATGGCTAATATTACTGGAGATCCTTTAGCTAAATGGGTACAAAATCAAATTAAATTAAGGCAACAAATTATAGGGAATAATCCTGAAGTTTTAACTTTAGATCAAAGAATATTATATAATAATAATAGAAACGCTTGGGTTAGGCTAGCTTCATCTGTTGATTTAGTAGAAGGATCAGATGATTTAAGAAAAAACCTTAACCTCCCAAACAACTCAGGAGACTTATTAGCTAAAAATTTTGTTTTATTTGGAGGGATATATAGTATTGATAATTCTTACTCAAGATTAGGAGGAGTTGTTACTAACCAGGCTGAAAGAGATGATATATTCCAAGCCGCTCAATATTCTTATGGCCTTGGTTCTTCAGAATATGGTTATGTTCCTATGCCTGGTTTAGATTCTGTAAAAATTACCCATGTTAACAGAGGCGCTATTAGAAATTATGATATCCAATTAACAGCTCATAATAAAGATCAATTAGAAATAATAGAAGCTTTATATTTAAGAATTGGTTATTACATGTTATTAGAGTGGGGGCATACAAATTATGTCACTTCTGAGGGAGAGTTTGTCCCAAATCCTGAGTTTTATACTCCTGCTTTTAATGCTTTCTTTGAAAAAGGAAAAAAAGATTCTGATGTAGAAATTAACATTAATGAATATAGAAAAACATCAGGAGGGAATTATGATGGTGCTCTTATAAAAATAACTAACTTTTCTTGGGATTTTAATAGTGATGGTAGTTATGGAATTAGTTTAAAAGGTGTATCTAAAGGAGGCATTATAGATAGTTTAGTTTTAGATGGTCCTGTTACTTTAAATGATACTCTTACTAATTTAGCTGATTATAAAATTGTAACTAAGACTAGTGAAGAAAAAGTATTTATTTTAAAAAAATTAGGTGTTAAAAAAGGAAAAGACGAAAATATTGACTCAGTTTATAATAAAACTATAGCTAATAATTTATCTTTAGCTGGGGGGTATGAAAAACTTATAGAAGTAGGAGCCGCTATTAAGGTTGATCCTTCTTCAATTAATCCCCCAACAACATTAGATGTTAAGTCTTCTCTTTCAGAAATTGATGATAATAGTGCTACTGTTATTTTAGATCAAAATAAATCAGTTTTTAATAAAAGACTGTTTTCATTAAATTTAACTTTAAAAAATACCAAATGGAGTACTAAGGATAAGATTAATTATAAAAAATCTTCTTTAGATAATAGAACTGAAGTATTAACCCAACAAGGAGTATCATCTCTTTCTGAGTTAGTATCTATTAAGTTTATAAATCCTGAGAATGATAAAAATGCTTTTGAATTTAATTATATAACATTAGGGGGATTATTAGAAATAATAAAACAAGAAATTTTACCCCATTCTAAAAATGGAGCTAAAGGTATAAAAGTAAGTAACAGTTATGATGACAATTATATGTTTACTCATTTTTTTCAACACTCTACAGATCCTGAAGTATGTTTAATACCTTTTGGTCCTTTTGCTAATAGTGGTGTACTCTTAAAAGAAATTTTAAGTAATTCTTTTAGGGTTGAAAATAATCCTTATGCTGGGAGGTTAATGGCTATCCATGTTAATCTTGATTTTATAGCTGCTACCTTAGCTGATTCATTTGACCCAGACTCAAATCAGGCTAACTTATATACATTTTTAGATAAATTAGTTTATGGAATTCAAAACGCTTTAGGTAATATAAATAATTTTCTTATTACTTTTGATGATGAAAATGGTATCCAAATTAAAGATGATACTATAATACCTGGTGTAGTTGTTGATGATCCAAACGAAGCTCACCCTCTTAGATTATATGGGGTTTTACCAAACATAGAAGGAAGCTTCACTAGAAATGTATCAATTCAATCTGAAATAACAAATAAATTAGTTACTCAAATATCTATAGGCTCAACTGCAAGTAATAACTCAGCTAACCCAAATGCTTCTCTTTTAGCTAGATGGAATGAGGGTTTATTAGATAGAATACAAAATAACACTAATAATCTTGATAACGTTCCTGATGAGGAGTTTAAGAAAGATTTAAACAAACAATTTAGTGACCATATAGAAAAATTCCTTATACCTCTTTATAGAGATTTTAAATATCCGGGAAAGGATGTTCTGACTTCGGCTTCAAGAGTTTTATCTTTATTATTAGAATATGATTTAGGGATTAAAACAATAAATGGAAACATACCAGGTAAAGGATTTATTCCTGTTAACCTTTCTATAGGTTTAGATGGTATATCAGGAATTTTACCTTATCAAAGATTAATAGTTACTAATGAAATTCTACCTAAAAACTATGCTAATAAAATTGATTTTATAGTTCAAGGTATTGATAATACTATTCAAAATAATACTTGGACTACAACTCTAAATACTTTATCAGTGGCTAAAAAATCTGATAAGACTAAAAATATTCAATTTAAAGATGATAGTGAATTTAGTATAAGTATTTTTTCTTTAAAAGAATAATAAGTTATTTATATTAATTAATTTTATATTAAAAATATTACTAATGTATTATCCAAAGAGCCAAGTAAAAAATAATTTATTCACTAAAGGTAACCAATTAAGAGAAATATCTTCTCAAAAAGAATATATTGGATATTACTGGAAGACTTCAAAAGGAGAATATTTTTCGGGACGTAATCCAAGTGATGGGGTACCTATTAGTTTAGAGTTAATTCCTGAAAAGAAAGAGAGTAGTTTTAATACTATAACTTTAAATCAAGGAAATGAAATTTACAATAGAGCTAAACAAATTAATACTTCCCAAACATTAATAATCCCAGCTTATCAAAAACCATCTCCAACTAACCAAGATTATGAGATAGGCAATTTTATAAGATATTTTGTTAAAAAAATTAATGAAAACATTTATACTGAGGTATCAAAAGATACTTTTGATAAATTAAAGAATAATGACCCAAGTTATGCCTCTTTTTTATATAAAATATTTAATTTAACTTGGGTTATAAAAGGAGATAAAGATTTTGTATCTCAAACAAATGAAAAAGTAGTTTCTACTATTGAAAGAAATTTAAGAATAGTAGGACTAAAGTCCTATTTAAATAGTAATTATTTAGAATTTTATAAATAAATATGGTATCTTTTAATATTTATTACTAAACCCAACTCAATAAATGGCTGAAAGGTTTAGAATAGATTTAGGATATCCATCATTATTTGGTTCCCTTTCATTTGATGGAACAGGGATAACCGATGGTGTTGTTGTCTATGATATAACTACCCAACAGTTATTTTATACAGGCGCTTATGGGGGGAGTGGAGGAGATATTATTATATCTGGTTCTATCCTTACAGGTTCTCTCCTTAAAGACGCTTCAGCCGCTTTAAATGTAATTACCTTTACCCGAGGTAATAATTCTCAATTTACAGTAACAATTGATACTGGTAGTAGCGAGCCAAGTTATTGGGAACTAGTAAATGATAATATTGTTAATAAAGATAGTAAAAATGTAATAATAACTTCATCACTAACTATTGATCAATAT